ACGATTTTCGTTGACATGTTGTCATTCAGTTCATTATTGTATTATGATTATATATAGTGAGATATCTTTAAGTTCATATTTATTCATAATCCATATAATCCATTTTTAGCGACATCAATACATTTTTTTCAAATCTACTTTGATACAAACTTGGAAAATTGTTGGGCGTTTTCATCGGCATTATATGCCTTAAATGGGAATGGGAACTTGGATAGACTATCTGCAATACGATAGGACATTGCATATGCACGCTGTGCTGTATCAGGAATATCTTTATGACTTGCAGATGCATATGAAGATGATGTAATGAATTCATCTTCTGCTGGGTCGTTTATACGGCTTTTATTTATGAAGTTTTCATACGCTGGACTATCGTCAATCGAATCTAATATCGATATACTAGCAGACTTGTCAGATGATTCTTCTTTCTGTTTTGATTGTTTTTTCGATTTGGACTTACCTGGTTTAGATACGGTGGTTTCATCTGAGCCATTTTCGAAAAACTCATTTGTCTTTTTGGAATTCATATTCACAATGATTGTTTGCTTTGGAGTAGGCATTTGGATTGCTGCATCACGTAAGCGATAATCTACGGTAGTTGATATCGTTATACCAAGAAAGTAGCCAAAAATAACGATTAATAAAAGTGATAATACCCAATTTCTTTCAAAAAAATCAGCTAGATTACTCATTTATAGTCGATTTCTGTTATAGGTATATATATTTATTTCTTTTTTAACGACTTTAGCATTCGGATATTTATCATATTTGAGTTTTTTCTAGATAATCGTTTTTTACTCATCGCCATCTTCTTCGACGACTTTTTATTCGTCGTCGCCTTGGAAGACTTTTTAGAAGTCATCTTCTTGGAAGTCTTTTTAGAAGCCATCTTCTTGGAAGTCATCTTCGACGACATCTGTTTTGACATTTCTTTCGACAAGTTTTTAGGTATCATCTTATTTGCAGGATAGATTATGATTGACTTATCGTGTTCGATTTCTTCCTGATGTCGTTTCTTTTCCATATAATATTGTAATTCAGGGGCGGTCTTACTTGTTTTATTTGTCACATATAACTCTGGAATATCTACAGGAACTTGTATGTCGTTTTCCATATTACAAACTATTTCTATATTATATACAAGTATATTCCATACCAATGTCCTCCGATAATCCAAAAACAACACCCAATAATAGTTTGTGTCTATATGGAAAATCGCAATCACCTATTGATATTATTACAAAAAACGCACAAACTTGCGAGGTTCGTTGTGACATTAAATTTTTCTATCGTGGCTCAATGTGTACTTTAATTAACACTGGTTCGGAATTTATAATTCAATACGATGTAGGTAGTTATGTCGATTTCAAAAACGTCGTTTATAAACTCGAACAAATCTCGATTACACGTCCTGCATCACACCTTCTCAACGGACAACAATACGCTGCCGAATTATTACTTTACCATAAAAACAGTGTTACAAAGGATATGTTAGTCGTCAGTGTATTACTTGAATCGTCTGATGCCATCTCATCATCGCGTTCTTTCTTGGACCAATTTGTCGATTATATCCCACCTGATTCAGGGCAAGTTAAAACTCTTAACCTCGGAACAGATTGGAACGCATTCAACGTATTGCCAAATGAAAAGGCCTTCTATACATACAATGGGTCTATATTGAAAGAACCGTGCGAACAAAATACTGCGTGGGTCATTTTTGCGAATCCAGTCAATGCATCAACCCATTTCTTCGCACAGTTAATTAGTAAATTCCCTGCAGTCAATAACCGTAATCCGAATGCACTTAATAACCGAACGGTCTATTATAATCCGAATCGCGACCCACTATTTACTATGAATTATGGTTCATCAGAAAAATGTTACAATGAATCACAATTTCGCACACAATGCTCGATATTATCACGTAATATCGCGGTCGATGAACAACGTTCGAATGACCTTCTTAAATTAGCTGTTATCCTATTCGGTGTTGTTATCGTCATCTTAATAATGCGTATGTATGATACTGGATATGCAACCTCGATATACAATTCGGTCAGCACAGGAGTTAGTAACGTTGCGAATCGAGTAAAGGAAAGTGCAACAGGAGCAATGTCGCGTATCTATCCGACTCAACCATCTGGACCTGTTACAAGATAGATATAAGATATAGATTATCGACTACCGACACGTTCCATAATACGACGATACATATCTTTGCATTTAACAACTTGTGATTTCAATGTTTCGATAGAATCCTGGGTTGCATTATGTTCGTCTTTCAATATCTGCAATATTTCTTTACAGAGATGGAGTTGCTCCTTTAGAAACTCGATTTCTGTCTTTTGTGTTTCCAAGTAATCGACTATATCATCAACTTGGTCTCGCTTTTTCCAAAAAATAGTTTCAAAAATAGGCGTGGTCTTTCCTGGGTCTTTTTCTGCATCATAATGATATCGCGGAACATACCATTTCAGGTTACCCGATTTTATATGAACGAATCTCTTCGATACCTGTTCGACATATCCACCACTTCGAAATGCTTGACAGCCTTCTTTGTCTAACGTAATGTATCTCACGTGTGAATACAACGGAATTTCCGCAATATCGTCGATACGTATATAGTCTTCCAACATTTCAGTCATCTCCTTTTTCGTATATTTTTTAGGAGGACAACGAGTATAGGTTTTCGGTTGTTTCCGCGATGTATGATTACGGGTGGAACGTGTATTCCTTGTCGCAGGGTTTATATTACTATCATTGCTTATATCATCATCTTGTCGGTTACGACGTTTCGGTGGGCGACCGCGACCTCTTGCGACCATCTCGTGTTCATCGACATTTATATTTTTAAACATTATGTATCTAATGTATATCCCTCGTAAGAATTACTACTATATAGCTGGAATAAATATCAAGGTTAGGTAACGTATAGTTGGGTCGATATACGCGAGTAATGCGTGCAAATAGAAATGGAAATTTTAATATCTTGTTATAATATACATTTTCGCACGTATTTATAATGGGTCTAGGACATCTCTTACTAGCAGTTCGAAGCGAACACGATAAATATTTAATAGGTAATCCACAATTTACATTTTTTAAAGGAGTATATCGTCGTCATACCCATTTTGCTATGGAACAAGTATTCGTCCCTTTTGTGGGTGATACCGCTAACGCATATGGACGCAAACTATATGTCGATATTCCTAGAACCGCTGATTTATTACATCGTATGTATCTCGTATTAGACATTGAATTACCATCGGGTTCAGATATTTCAGGTGTTAGTCCAATCGGTTATAACTTTATAGACCATATCGACTTAGTTATCGGTGGTCAGTTAATGGAACGCCACTACGGTCAATGGTTAGCATTATATCAAGAATTCTTCCAGGATAAACGCAAAGAATTCGCATTATCTTATATGACTAGCACTCACGATGCAAGAAGTAATACAAAGACCGTATATATTCCTATGCGATTCTGGTTCAACAATGATGTCGGTCTATCATTACCATTGATTGCATTATCCAACTCACAAATCCGTTTGGAATTCCGTATGAACTCGAAAGAAAAAATCGCTAGCTATTCAGTCGATTTAGATAATTCATCGAGAACCATCGCAAATAACGACTTACGTATTAATCGTATGCGTATGTTGTGTGAATATATCCATCTAGACAAGGAAGAACGTGTATTGTTCTCTTCGAAGAGTCACGAATACTTAATCTCACAAGTCCAAAATAGTGTAGATAACCCTATCCAATTATATCCACTTGAATCAAATCCACGTTATGAAGGTATCGTCCATAAGGTCGAATTACGTTTCAACCACCCAGTCAAAGAAATATTCTGGGCGTTCAAAGACGGTCACTTTGCAGTCCAAAATGTAGGTGGCTCAAATACCACGTTCGATTCAAACAGCGGTGTCTTAATGCATAACTACTGGCGTAACGGTCAAATATGGGCGGAACATATGATTGAATGTAACATTATGTTAAACAATAAAGATTTGACTGAACCTTTACCTGCAACATTCTTCCGTAGCGTCCAAGGATTACAACATCACCATTCATTCGGTTATACAACGGCATTAGACCGTTCTGCAGATGACACTGATGCACCTTCTCCAGATGCGACACTAAAAACCGCAGGAACTGGAACGTATCTATACTCATTTGCATTAAATCCAATGGAATACCAACCATCTGGTTCTATTAACTTTTCAAAACTCGAAAACGCTCACTTGAAATTCCGTATCTATCGTGATACTGCTAACTTTACTTACGGTGGTTCAAACAATATCGGTTCGAAACACGTCAATATCTTTGCAGTTCATTATAACTTTTTAAGAATCCAAGGAGGACAATGTGGATTATTATTTGCAGTCTAAAAGTGTTGTATCATTAAATGTTCGATAGTTACCAATGCCGTATAATAATTACGAGTATTCTTTTTTCATTGTGTATAGTAACGAAAGAAGCATACCATTTAAACAAACAAACACAGTATGTCTGATGCAAGAATCATTTTACAAACACAAGGACAAGAAGACGAAGCAATCGTCCAAAATGCAGAATTCACTTTCTTCAAAAAAGACTTTCGAACTTACGCACAATTCGGTCTCGATTGGTTGTTTGTAAATTATAACGAAAAAAACGACCAGAATGTAATCCGTGACAAACAAACGATTACGATGCGTGTCCCACTCAATGGCGACTTACTCAACGAAGTCTATTTACGATTCAAATTAATTACAGACAGTCGATGGAATGTAAGTCAATCCAATAGTGACTTGTCGGAATGTACTTTCACACCGATGACCGTGTTCGACATTATTGACAAAGTCGAATTATTATACAACGACCATAAATTAAGTGAATTAACCAGTGATTATATGATGTGTTACTTCGACTTGTATAAGAGCGTCGGTGAAAAGATGGAATTAGCACAACTCGTTTCCTACGACAATGCAACCGCTGGATATATCAATATGGACCCAGCAAGTGTCCCTGAATTCACACATTTATATCTTCCATTACCATTTTGGTTTCATAAATCGCCAATCCATGCTATTCCTGTATGGGCTCTCAAAGATACCAACTTGTCACTTAAAATAACATTTAAGGAATTCTCTGGCCCAAACCAAGACCGCATTATCCACGATGTTGATATGATGTTACAATACGGATATATTACCGAAGAAGAAAAGGAACAATGCAAGGTATTACCTGTCGAATATACGATTAAACAAGTAGAACGCATCGACCAATTCAGTATGGAACCAAATAGTCGTCGTCGTATCGATATACCACCAACGAACTTTATCGAGCATTTATTATGGAACGTCCAATTATACGAAGAAGGAACAACTGGAGGAATCGGATTTCGTAAAATGACTGATGCAGTGAAACGAGCAGAAATCCAAATGAATGGTAATACGGTTATCGACGCAGAAGCAGACTATTATAACTGGGTTCAACGTTATCAACATTTTAATTGTGATAGCACACTTCAACTCTATGACCCATTAGTCACGACTTATCCTATTTACATACCAAGTCGAAATGCAAATGTCGATGCACCTATGCCTATTTATACCTATTCATTTGCATTAGACCCACGTGTTCCAAAGGAAAGCGGATTTGTATCAACTGTTAAGTTCAACCATTGTATATTAGATATTGAATCGAATAACATTCCAGAACTAACTAGTGGATTTCGTGCAGAATGTGGTGTGTATGTAGTTCGTCATAATATATTACGTATCAAAGACGGTTACATCAGCTTATTATATAATTAAATCTGGTAGTCGATGTAAATCAAACTGAAATATCTGCGATAATTTTAATTTATAGTAATATATACTGATGACTTATGATTTTCAATTAGTAACTATTGAAAATTATAATAGAGCGTATAAAATCGCATTCCGATTATAAGGTCTTATCGTTTTTTTGCGAAATTATTTTCTTTTGCTATAATATATTTACAATTCATATTTCTTTACAATGGGTGGTGGTTTAATGCAATTAGTCGCATACGGTGCACAAGATATCTATTTAACTGGTAATCCACAAATTACCTTCTTCAAAGTTGTTTATCGTCGTCATACCAACTTTGCTGTTGAAGCTATTGAACAAACCTTCAACGGTTCATCAGACTTAGGTCGTAAATTCACTTGTACCATTGCTCGTAACGGTGATTTATTACATCGTGTTTATTTACACATTGATGCTAATGCAAATACTTCAAACAATGCTACTTTAGGTGAATACTTAGGTTTCAAATTAATTGACTACGTTGAAGTCGAAATCGGAGGTCAAGTTGTTGATAAACAATACGGTGAATGGATGGCTGTATGGTGTGATTTAACTCACTCATACGACCAATCATTAATGTTAGATGCTATGTTATCATCTGATTCATCTGCTGCTAGTGTTAAATTAATGGTCCCATTACAATTCTGGTTCTGTCGTAACCCAGGTTTAGCATTACCATTAATTGCTTTACAATACCACGAAGTCAAATTAAACGTTCAAATGAAATCATCAGTTACTGGTATTGATGGTATCAACTCATGTTCAGTCTGGTGTGACTAT